GTTGTAGGTACTGAAGCTGGAGTAGTTTTTTGCCAAAGATAGGTATTATTTGAAGAACCATCTACTTCAGTATTAGAAATAGTTGCTCTTGCTGTCCATGTACCACCTGATGGCGCAGTTGGTTGAAGAGCATAAGATCCTAATCCACTTGCTGCAAAATTATCTTGGGTAGAATCGATAAATCCAACATTGGCATTTCCATCGGTCATCTCTTTGATATCAGTACCATTAAGCTCAACTGGTCTATAGTCAGTTAAACTTTCACTAGCAGTACGTCTATCTTGATAGAAATTATAGTTTGCTACTACTGTTGTAGTACCTGATGCAGGATGTGTACCTACTGATTCTGTTCTTCTTGTATTTGCAAATGTACCAATTAAGGTAAGACCACTTGTTGAAGCTGGATTAACTGAAACTGTACCAACACCAGTTGTAGAAGTATTTGCAAAATCATTTAGAATTACATATTGAATATAATCTGTTTCAGCAGTAGTCATTTGCTGAAGATCATTATCAGTTCTTAATTTAATTGGATTTCCCATAATCTAATTACCTTTAGTTTTAAGATCCAGATCCATATAGATCCTTAACTACACTTCCTGATGAATTATATATCCTTAATCTAGTTGCACTTGCTAACTCACTTGAGTTAACAGTATTAGCAGCCAAAGATACGCTAATTGTAGTATTACCTAGGTTAGTCATAGTTGCGGATCCTGACGCGTCACCTGAAATAGTAAGTACCGGATCGTTGACATCGAAGTTAAATACATTTGCTACATCGTTATATGAAACAGTAATACCATTCTGTGTACCGTTCGATAGAGCACTATCCATAGCATCTTGAATGCTTTCATTATTAACAACCACACCGAATTGTCCGGTAGAACTATCATATGTTAAATCACCGGTTGCAGCAAATAAATCTCTTACTCTTTGATCGAATGTTGCTGAATCTAAATCACTAGTAATAGCGTTTACAGCATCCACTAGTGTTTGAGCAGAATCTGTTAGGTTATTTAAATCCCCAACTGTACTATTAGTTGAGCTATCTAAAGCATCAACTTGGGCTTTAATTTCGTTAATAGAAGAAACAAGATCTTCTTTATCTGTAGTAATAAGAGCGGTTCTGTCACCCATATCACTATCTAGAATATCAATAAGAGCCCTTAGATCACTATCGCCATTAGCTAAAGTAACTAAGATATCACTATCGGCATTTTGAAAAGCTTGTCTATTAGAATCAAGAAAACCTCTAATATCACTGTCAAGGGCATTTATCGATCCAACCAAACTTGAGTCTTGGCTAGTATTTAAATTCGCAAGATCACCAACTCGATTAACAGTTGTATTCGCCTTGTTAACCCAGGTTGCTATATTGTCGGTAAGATTAATGATACTTTTTGCCATTACTGTTTCTCTATAAGTTTAAGAAGTAATCCCTTAATTTCACTAACCTCATTCTTTAGTTCTTCGAATTCATTCTCTTTTTGTTTTCTAAGTCTTTTTCGCTCGCGGGCAAATTCTATTTCAGTTTTATTTATATTAAGTATGGCCTGGGATTCAGGATCTCTTACTAGCCCAGGATGGTCTTTTACTTTCATATATTTCATTATACGCTCAGTGCAATTACCCTTAGATCCCTTATTACCGCTGCCTTTGCGGAATTAGTAGATCTAAATACAACTTTCACTTGGAACTGTGTAAATGCCGATAAATTACCTCCTAGTCCGCCTACTAGATATCTGTATTCCCTAAATACTCTTGGATTCGAATCAGAAGGATTATTCGTTTCTTCATTAGTAAGCACCCATGTTTGATCAGAAAGTACTTCATCACCGGCAGAAGTTCTATAATAAACTAAAAAGTCTGCCTCGGAAGGTCTATTAGCGCTCAATACAATTTTAAGACCAACTGCATCCTGTTCTAATGTTACAGGTTTCATAATATGTCTAGAAGCATGAGTTCCATGGCTAGGATCTGTCTCGTTAACGAAATTATGTGATACATTAAAACCACTTGCAGCGGCAGAATCTTGTTTATCAATTGAATATCCTATAAGACTTGCTGAAGTACGTTGTAGATCGATCATTGGTGATATATTTGAATCATTAGTACTAAGACCAACTTTAAAATCTAAAGATTTGATACCAGCGCCAAGTTCAGCTGTTTCACTATTTGAATTAGCCACCAAATATGGAAATGGCGATATGTTATCTGCATTCATAGTTACCGCTACATATGTAGATGCTTTCTGAAATGCTGTCTCGGATCCAGCAAATGACTTTCCAGTAGTAGCTCGAATTGCAGCATTCATCGCCCCTCCGCGGGGTACCAATGTTTGGATATTTGGTCTAATAATATGGTATGGTATATTTTTAGTTGCCAGAACATAATTACCACCGCCAGTAACATCTGAATCTGCAGCCGCGCCAGCAGTATATTGGAATGTCTGCCAGTCAACTGCAGTAACAGTTCTTGTTCCAGTTAGATTTGCATGTGTTATTCCCCCAACGCCAGCAGAATCAATACCGGTTATAGTAATATCTTCACCAATCTGTAAACCATTATTTGGGTGTAAAACAGTAACGTTAGTACTACCACTAGTTACTCTTATAGGATTATTAAATAGAAGTTTTTTCGGTAAGGCTGCGTTGTTTAGTACAGCTTCGCCGCCCGTATTTCGAAATTCAGCTTGATGTACTCTAAAGGTTAGATCTTGATTTTGAATTGCAGTAAAAGTTACCCCATTCTGAGATAAAAATAAACTACCTAGTGTCGGTTGCCTATCAACCCTTCTTTCCGTAGATCCTACTAAAAATTCATTAGTTTGAGCTATAAAAATTTTATAATCAGGACTATCTGCATTTATTACTATTGCATAATCTGTAAGTCCTTTTAAATATATAGGCTCAGGGAAAGTAAATGTTGTAGCAACAGTAGAGTTTGATGATATATTTACACTAGATCCTGGTATCACAACTTGTGACCCTGGTACAATTTCTGTACTGGAAGGGTACCCGTTATCCATTGTCCTTAACTGAAGGTTAACAGGAAAATCATTATCCTTAGCCGCAAAATAAACATCAATCTTAGTAGTATAAATTCCATTAATTGAATCAACAAAAAACGATTGCGCAATTGGATGTTTATTAATTTTATAACCTTGTGAGTTTACTGGCATATTACCAATTTCCTTCTATATAATTATGCGGCTTTAATCGATTTATTTTTATATTGGCCGTGCACTGTGTATGTTTGACCATTTGTATATACATCATAACGATCATCTACGATACCAATATAAACAGTAGGGGTTACTTGCTCTATATATTCTAGAGATGTTACTTCTACATCATTAATATAATCACCAAGCACTAAATCTTCTGTACGTTTCCATGAACCATTAGCAAGCACAGGGTGATCATTAGTAATCTTTAACTCATTATTAATTTTATAGTATCCTTCACGCATATGCTTATGTAATACTTCCATAACTATACTATTACCTACCATATCACCAACTTTTACATTTGTAACAAAGTCAATTGCACCGTTAAGTAACACTTTCATGTCCTCTGTTAGACACCAATCAAATCCGCCTTCTTCATCACCTGCTTGACCCTGATCGCCACTTCCACTACTACCGCCATCGTCGCGCCCATCGCCTTCATCTCTTGGTGACCAAGTACTACTTCCAGGATAATCCTGGTAATTACCCGGGCCAGTATAGTCATCACCTCCGCCACCACCACCATAGCTATAGTTATAAGTTACTGATTCTGTACCTTCGATTGTTAATACTCTAGTAGACAATATATCTTTTTGTCTAGTATCTATATATCCGGTTGCAGCATATATTGCTCGAGCTACAGATAATGCAGCGCTTTCATTATCTACACTAATATCTAATATTTTAAATTCACGGGTGCCAGTTCTAAATCTGGTTGACACGGTACTCGGTAAAAAGAATGAGCCTTCAACTTTACCATTAGCGTCAGTTGTAAGGGTAGATGGACTATCTGGATGTTGAGTTGCCCTGTTATATGTGTCGCCATAATCTACTGTATCATTAGAAAAATATTGGAATGATCCAGATTTTACCCAGCTAGCAACATTTTTACCATCAAAGAATGCAAATACCTTTGAATTTGGCCTAAGACCTTCGGCTTTAAAATATATTTTTCTAGATCTTATATAAGGTAATAGGGCTACGTCAATTACTCTATCACCAACTTCAGTTCTTACAATTTCATCCGAAACGACCTTATTAACAGTTGTTGTGGTAGTATTACCAGAGTTAGTAACTTTTTGGTTAGTAGTTGATCCTATAACTAAATTCTCAATAGGTGTACCACCCCAGTTCCATTCCCAGTTACCCCAGAGAAGAGCCTGTGTCGTACTTAACTTTGTACCGCCATCTATAACCTTTGCTGCAGAATATTTAGTATCTCTCCATTCATCAGAGGTTGGGGATAAAGTAATAACACCTTCATGGACAACAACTGCAAATGGATTAATCTGAATAGACTGACTAGCTAAGTTTTGATTAATATAAACAGATTCATCATATTTAAGATAAATGTTATCACCCTTTTTAATAGTGTTAGTAGAAGCATCTGAATCATAAAGTAATTTAATATTATCTTCACTAAATGTAGGTCTTAGGGTTTGACCTCGAGGATCAATAGAAGCCCGATATTTAGAACTAGAAATTTGCGAAAGCGATTGCGTGGTAAAGTTATCAACTACTACGCCAGATTTCGTTCTACTAAGACCAGCAGAATCTAATACTTCAAAATTATTAGTAGCTAACTCTAAAAGACTAAGGGATGCCAGCTCTTCTACCTTATCAACTCTTTCCTCTAATCTACCGATATCTGCCATAGTATATCTTTTTGCTTCTATCTTTTGTAGAGAAACATCAGAATCGTTCAATGTATTAGGATTTAACGTAATATTATAAAGAGGAAGAGTTTGCTCAGGTTTTTCTGGAAGACGAGAATTAATACCAGGTGTTCCGCGTATAAACTTAATTACGCCTTCAGTATCTATTACCAAACGCCCAGTTAATCCTACGTAGTATACCACATCTGCTGTAATCAAAGACGTAGGTTGAGGTAACTCATTAACTCTTGCTCCAGTTGAAACATTTGCATATGCTCCATCAGAATCTTGAACGGGTCTAAAATCTAAAACATTTCTAAGTGCAACGTTTACACCTGAAGCTGTTCTATGAGAAGGTATTTGGTTATAGTCAACCTGGCCTGTATAAGAATTAACTGCAAAGAAATCCCCAGAAGTACCATGGGTAAAATGCCTATATTTAACATGTACATTACCACCTGGGGCAGAACTTCCGCCTCTTAAAAGTAGACGACCTAATGCGTAGAAGTTATCTCTTTGACCGTTATCTAAGGAAAATCTATTTAAATAACTTTGATTACTATCAGCTGCATTAATAACTTCTGTTATATCAAAAATATCTGCTTTTCCTAGTGGTACATACTGAATACCAGATGGGTCAGTTGCAACTGAAGTTGTTATAGATCTACTAGTAAGTGTCTTAGATCTAACTAGTCCTGTACTTTTGTTAACATAAGCCAAAATCTCTAAATTTGATGCACTGACAGGAAGACCGCTAATTGTAGCAGATGCTGTTCCAGCGCCAGAAACACTAACTGACCCTGTGTATATAGCATCATTATCCTTTGAATAAAACCAATCACCTACATTAGTAAATGTTTCTCCGGAAGCCGAAACTGAAATGGTTGCTTGACCAGACGCATTAGTTGTAGTAGTAAATCTTCTTTGAACTGCAAGGCTTATATCTGATACTGTACTTGGTCTACTATTTGTTAAACGAAATAGTAGAGTATTATTATTAGTTTCTTTTAGTACTGCTTTGCTCGATTCAAGAAGTGGATTAAAATAATTTGTTACGCTTGTTCCAATACTTTTTACATCGCGGAAAGCCTGACCAGAATTCATTTTAATATCGAAAAGATGGAATCTATAATTAGCACCATCTTCAGTAACAGCTCTCACTCTTGTAGTACCAATTGTTGAACCGCCATAACCAGTAGCAGATCTTAAGTTATAAAGCTCTAGGGTATTAATATTAGGGAGCCCGTATATATTTGCAGAAGTTGCTATAATATAGTTACCAAATTCAGCAGCAGTTACATCGTTATTAACATTAAGAGTATCTTGGGCTCTATTTAATCTTATGTTGGTAGGAACATATTTGGCTGCTCTATATCCCTCAACTACTGCTATACCATCACTTACCTTTAGATTTAAATGATTATTAGATGAGGAGTCTAATTCAAATTTAGCAGTAAAAGGTTTTACTATATAGTTTCCAGAATTTTCAAATATTCTTTGTGCAATCATTTTGTTTGGGATATTATATGAATCGGTTGCAGTAATAGTCGAAGCAACCTGTCCCTTAATTACGGTATGTGTATGGATAAAGTTTTCATCAGAGTCAATTTCATCTCTTGTTGAAATAACTAGTCTAATTCTAAAACGATCGGCGCCAGGAGCTGATAGATTGGGTGTAGATCCTTGATTATCAAATAAACCCGTATCATCAGCAGTTGTAACGATATCCTCAATAATTTTAAAACCAATATCAGCGGTAGGTGCATCAGAATACTTAGAAATAATCTTCGACTGATTTTCAGTAAAGATAAAGTATCCCTTTGAATAATAAATCCCTTTACCTACAGAGAATCTATATCCTGTACCAACTGCGGCGTTGGCAACAGTATTTGTCGTTTGTACTGTAAGTGCTGTTGAACCGTTATTAATATTCTCACCAGGTTGCATACGAATAGCGCCTGTTGTTGCTGCAGGCGAAGCAAGTGTACTAGTATATTGTACATACAACGTAGCTGGATCTGAACCGGTTGCTGGAACAACTTCCAGCACCTTTGCAATAACCCCTGAAGTTTGGCCCGTAAATGAAGTACCAACCAAAGCACTGTAGTTTGATGATAAAGGATTTGTTGCTGTATTTAATTTAATAAATTCATATTTAGAGTTAGGACTAAAGCTTCCCTCAGATACAATTGAACCTTCTTTAAATAGATTATTTCCAATTCTTTCAATTTGTTTTTGTAGTATAGTTTGTATCTGCGTAAGTTCGCGAGCTTGCAAGGTACGTCCACTATTAAATAAGATTCTATAATAGCCATCACTATCAAGATAATCGTCTTTATAAGTATTTGAAAATGTTGCGCTAGTAAGTAATGTCGCCATTTGTTTTTACCTTATAGTGTAATAATAACTTTAATATCTTCAGTTTGGTCTGCAGTTCTTGCTACTGCTGCTCTATTCTCAAGATAAAGTAATTCACCGGTGAATCTATTAACATCGTCATCATAAAAAGCATCTGAGTCTGCATCTGCACCAGCACTAATTAAAGTACCAGATGCACCACCGCCAGTAATAGGTTCACCTTCATTAAATTCACCAAATCCTGTAATTTCATTCTGGTGTGCATACATCTTATCACTATCTATATCGTCAATAACTGCTTGTGCGCCAGAGTTCGAACCAAGAACTGTAACGTCCTTTGTAAATGTTGCTGCATCTGCTGCTGATGTTAAAAGTAAATATCTTAACACTTTACCAGTTGTAGCTGTATAATCTGAATCAGGTGAAGCATTATTCTTCGGATTTTTAATTAACCCAACCTGTCTATAGTCCTGGTCGTTAACGATCCAGTCACCACCTTCAGCACCTGCTGGCTTGACATTAAACATAATTGAGGAAGATCTTAAATCTTTAATGGGATTATAACCAATCCCAGAGTCAGGACCAATAATAGCACGTGCTACAACGCCTGATCCGCCGCCACCAGTAAGAGTGATATCTGCATATTCATAGCTATGACCCATTACCATTGTACTATCTTGTGATGAATCCATTTCAATTTTAACAA